CCCCTCTGTTAAATCAGAATTTCTATCAGTAATATTTGTCATCGCGCTTATATAAGACCACAGCTCATCAAATTGCTGACCTATCATATCCATAAAACTTAAAAATTGACTATTGTCTAAATCTTCACTTATATGCTGTGGTAATAAGCTTACTAGTCTGTTTTCATTTTCAGTATCATACAGTGAGGCACTATATAGTTGTCCAGTTTTACCAGGTACAGAACCATACCAAGATGTAAAGTCAGCGTGAGAAGAACTTACTGGTACATATGGATCAGCATAAGTTCCACTTCCAGTTTTAGGCCAAGATGCATTATCAAACTCACCCATAGAACTTGTAAGATATGTAGATACTGTGTTATATAGATAGCTTTCATACCCATCAAAATTATTTTTTATATTTCGTATCTCACCACGATGTATAGAACTTTGAACACTACCACTAGTAACACCAACAAATGAAGAGCTTAATGCAGTTTGTTGTTCAATTCGTTCAATCTTATATTTAAAATTTTCTAATCTTTTTTGAGCTGATGAGAAATTAATAAAATTTTCATAGTTAGAATATTCTATAGCCAATTCAACCGGTTTTTCACTACCACTAATAAATTTATCTATTATACCTTCTTTCAACTCAGCATCGGTTGTAACTAAATCATCAAAACTTTTTAATGGCACTTCTCGTTTTGTAATTGGAGATGCATCAGGTGGTGTATCTGGTACTTTCAATACAAGTACTTCCTCTTCACCTTCATATGGTATCAATTCTACATTTTCTGTGTATTGTGGTATTATTTCTCTTACAACATAAGCTTTATCTTTTGTATTTATATCCGAGGGTAAAGGCTCATATAACTTATATATTATAGCGTGTGGTGGATCAGGAAATTTTTTAATATCAGATTTTACATTTGCAATTAATCGCAATTTATCCCCACCTAAATGTAAGTATGTATTTAAAACTCGTTTATCATTTATTTTATACGATATATTCCAATTAGTAAAAACATTGGTTGGTCGTAATCCAACTTCAAGATTACTATTAGGGTTAGTAAGTTTAACAGTACCAAGTTTATCTATAGCATCTTGCCATGATTGGTTTATAGTAATTTCATTTGTATTTTCAGAAACAGATGTGATTCCAGCTGTAAATGGTGTTCTTGTTGCAACCAAACCTATCGTTTCCGATGGATCTGGAAAAACTGTAATATCTATTGAATCAGGAATATTTAGGTGTCGATAGCTCCTAGTAGTAATTATTTGTGGTGTATAGGTTGCATAATAATCTGGATCAGTTATCGCATCTCCAGTATCATCAAATTGGTCTTGTATGTCAGGATCATATGGCTCTTCTACTTGTATCTCAACACTATAGGACAATCGACCAGTAATGGAGACTTCTCGTGTTATTCCAGTATCCGTATTCAATCCTGGTATAGAACTTAGAAGCTTCTCTAATCTTATTGGGCTGGTTGCTGGATTAGCTAAATCTTGAAATTCAAGATTTAAACCAACCAAGTTCTCTTCTGGAACACCAAACTCATTCGTGTCAACATTATCTGAAAAAGAACCTTCAATGAGAATTGTTTCAGCTGGCTGCTCATCAACTTTTATAAAATATTCCATACCCTCAACTCGTCCAGTACTGTGAGCCTGATCTCCATCATATACATTCTGTAATAATACTTCAGAATTTACGGTTAATTTAATGGTAGAAGTTCTTTGGTTTGCATAAAAAAGAGCTCCATTATTATTTTCCTGTTCATAGAATCCCTCTATGGTACGAAACCCACCTATATTATCAAAATCTTGTGAGTCTAAATCAAGGTTTGAGTTGCCAGATAAATCAATCCTAGTTTCACTTGGTATGCTAAGATTTGATTGCTCACTTCGTAAGACAGTTATATCTGGTAATTCTATGTATGGTTTATTTGCCATTGATCATCCTTTATTTTAAATTTCACCAGCTTGAAAATCTCTATTACTTATAATACCAGGTAAGAAAAGATGAGATTGAGAATTAATACCAACTCCAGTAGCCTGTTGAACTGTTAGTTTTATACCAACTGCAATAGAATTTGACCTTAAAGCTATTATACACGAACTTCCTTCCGTGGAATCTTCTGTTACTGCTTGAAATAAGTTTTGAATCCCACGAGGTACAGCAACAGTTGGATCTGATCCATCTGTTTCAAAATTAAAATCACCATTGGGGTTGTTGCTACTAAATGGGTATATTCCATCAAAATCACGATCCGAATTCTTTTTATATCCAGTAATTGTCCAAGTGTATGTAGTTGGTATTTCTAAATTTGGTAAGGTGGAATTGCTCCTTAAAATTACTATACTGACTCTAGTAGTATTTCCATCGTCATCACCTTCAAACCCAAATACAATCGGATCAAAGTTAGAACCTTCCACTAATCTATAAAAAGTTTCCATTCTCTGAAAACCTGTTGGTATACTTCCATTACCTTCATATGCATAACTCATTCCACTAATATTACCGTAGGTTGCCACCCCAACGTCATTTGCAAACCCAGTACCTGAATTAGCAAACTTTGCATATGGTGTACCAAAAAACTTATCACCAACCGAAGTTCTTCCAGCACCCTGTATAACTTCACCAACGCTATTGTCTCTATCAAGAAAAAACCTAGCTCTCATATCACCTTCTGTTTCAAAATCAGCTGGAATTTGACCTGGTGCAGTGGGTAGCGGCACTGGAGAAAATTGGGTTACGAATGCATTAGGTATAGTAAGTACTCCACCTGCCATTAAAGGTAAAAAATCTGATTCTGAATCTGAAAATTTTATTGTGGTACTATTGTTTTTGTCAGTTCCTTTAAATTCAATGTCACCACCAGTATCTGCAGCTCTTACTCTTTTTATATTTTTTTGAGCGTCATAGAAATCTCTTAAATATTTTTCATCAGCTATTTTTTGTGGTGCCAATCTAATTTCAGTTCGTGATGGTGATATTTCATGTATGTAGTATTTATTTTCCCTTAAAAATTTACTAACACCTAGTGTAACAACTTGATTAGGATTTTGTGGATCAAATAATTTATCTACATTCCCTTCCGAGTCAACTACTAGGTTTTCATTTGTACCAGCAACAGTTCTTAAAAAATTATACTTAACATTGAACTTACCACGATCATAACCCAACCTTCTAAGTATAGTTCCTGTTTTTAATTGTAAAGTACCATCAGTCTCCCTCAGGTAATCAGATGAATTTACTACCGAACTTTCTAAAAAGTTTTCATTGGTATCATAAATTAAAACTTCTATATAATCATTTGGATTACTTAAAAACTCACCACCTAAATATGCATATTCATTAGATAATAAATCTATTTTTTTACCGGTGAGTAATAATTCACCATCTTGTTCATTAAACCTTGACATTATTCTACGGCCTCCCCATCGGGTATTTTATTTAATTGTTCCATTGTTAATCTTTTAACTTTACTAAATGGAACACCTGATGCATAAAAAGCTTCTATTGCCGAAAATATTCTTTTTTGGTTATTTTCAATCAACCACTTTCTATTATCAGCTGCAAATTCATTTGTTATAACATCTCCATTGATAATACCGTCAGGTAATGTTTCTGCAAATTTAACTCTAGCTAATTCACTTATACTCCTATCTACAACTTTTTCTAATGTAGAGGTTTTAACATGGGCTGGATATTGTGATGTATATCTTGTGGTCATAATACTTCTTATAAAATCAGGAACATCATTAATACTAAACGTTGGTGGTGGATTAGTTCCCATGCTTCCTGCAGACATTCCAGGATTTTGTGCTATGTACTCGGCCAATGCATTTGGATCGTATAGAATTTCCATAAACGTTGCTATCTCACCTTGTAATGCGTTGTTTAATTGTGAATAGTAATCATTATCAAAGTTTGCCTCTTCAAGTCCTAATCCAGTTTCAATATCTTCAAATAACATCAATGTTCCATTAGTACGTCTAAAAAGATTAGTTGCACCTTTAGATACCTGATCTAAATAATTAACTCTATTTTTATTTATATATTGTTGATAGAAATCTACATTTTCTAATTCGTCTGATGTATATGGCATTATATTTTAACCTTAAATGTAAAGCTGTCGTCAAAGTATTGATCTGTTTCATCAACCGTACCACTGCCACTTTGTATTCTATATTCTAATGTGTAATATCTTTCTGGTTGATATCCGTTTAAATCTAAATTAAAATAATTACCACTGCTATCACAACTTATAAGTGATGATGTTGAAAATCCAACAATCACATCATTAGTTTCAGCGTCACTTATTGAATAGAAGGATGAGCCACTTGGTAAATACTTTACATTTAAATTTGCAGGAGTTGTAGAAAATGAAGCTTCAGGAAATCTTTCCCTACCAACAACTCTAAACTTTACTTTAGAATTTTCTTTATATTCCGGTCTTAAACCCTTCATATAAACAACCATATCTTCTAAGTTTGTAGATGACAATGGGCTGAGTGATCCTGTGCTCCACTTTGAATCATACCAAACCGTTTCTAATGTGGGTGGGTATTTTGTATGTGTATCTGATGAGAAAAATGAAAAATTACCTAAACTGTCAGTACTACCCTCATCAAGACTAGGATCTAAATTACCAACTCCGCCAGTTCTTTTTACCATAAATCCGTTGTTAACCAAAGCATCTGAAGTGTCTAGCCACTTGTTCACAATATCAGTTACATCCATTCTAAAGTCACTGCTTTTATGGGTGAAGTTTAGTACACCTTCATATCCACTTCCAGTAACCCAAGAACCGCCAGAAGAACTTACCATAGTATCATGCCCCCATAAAGTACCATCTGTCAACCCATCCTTATAAAACCAACTACATCCTTCTTGGTTAATTGGATTGTCATATGAACGACCATCTCCCATAGTCCACGATTGACTAACTGGATATGCATATAAACTTTGTGTTGTTGCTAACGCAGTTGGTTTTGCATCATATAAATTTAAAAAATATGTTGGAGTTGATATTGTACCATTGGATACAGATTTAGATACTTCTGTCAAATCAAATTGAACTACTATACGAGATACATTTACTACATCTCCAGTATCACTAACATCTTTTCTAACTTCTAATATCTCATCTAATCCAGCATTTAAACTACCACTAGCTTGATATAAAGTTGAATCTTTTTCTGCGAATGTAAAAAAATGCATCTATCTACTCCTGTATGCCTAAGTTATCACCAAGTACTTTACCCTTGATATCAGAATTAGGAAATTTTACTTCAAAAATACTAGGATCTAATGATGGATAAACAACACCTTCTTTTAAAGCTGTGTTTATATCAAAGAAATTACCTGAGTAACCTTCCGCCACACTATACTTGTTTTCAATAACAATTGGTAGGTTGGTTGGATTATTTTCTACCGGTGGTACAATTGTAGCCACACCATCAACTAATGACACCTCATATGCAATATCAGCGACAACTATGGGTTGTCCTATTTGCCATCTATCAATCTCAAAAAAATCTTGTATAACATTAACACATCTTAAAAGTACATCTTGTTTATTGAATCCAGCTTTAGTCAATATTGCAAAATTAACTGCAACATTAATTACATATGCATCTTTAATGTTTATAGCATCTGTTACCATTCTAAATTGTGATATGTAAGTTTTTAAATTTCTTTTTACTGAATCACTTAGAGTGGTTAATTTTTTACCGGAATCATATCCTAAAGTATACATATTCATAGCCAATGGATTCGGTATTCTTCCAGCCTGTAATGATAATACAGTTGAACCAATATCATTTTCAGTTATTGTCCTTTCCAATTCACCGACTGCAGCAGATTTATTCAATTGGTCATCTTGTACAAAATGAACTTTAGAAATAGAACCAAATTTTGCAGGTAATGAATAAGCTCTAACAATATAATCTTCTTTAGTTACTACTCTTGATTGTGCTTGAAAGTATGCTAAAGCGTTCTCACGAACTTGCCTAACAGTTTCACCAGCAGAACCACCCTTAGCTGGTTCTGGATTAGTAAACCCAACAGAATCTTTTGAATCTTGAACTAGTGCAGCTGATAATAAACTATCGTTTATTTCGTAAGTAATATCTGATATATCAGTAACATCTTCTGAATTAACATTATCATCTAAACCACCACCTGAAGTATATTTTATAGTAAGTGTTGTATTGGATGGTGCTAAACCAAAAGTTTTTGTTTTGAGAAAATTACTTGGATCAAATGCATCGGTTAAATAACTAGGACTGCCTGGTAAACTAGAACCCACACTTGTTGGGTTTGGTATGACCTCTTCATCTGGATTATCAGATATACCAGCTCCAAATCGTATAACAACCTTATCATCTTGATCTATAAGGGTTGTAAATCTACGAGAAGTCTTTTTTAATTTTAAAATATATGGTGCCGTCTGACCATCTATAGCTGAAACCGGATCATTAGTTATGCTATTTTCCATCTCTTCAAATATAGTGTCTCTTGCAAGAGAATCAACTTCATACCATTTATTACCATCACTATCTGTGCATGATAATATTTCTATAACATCTGAATTAGATAATTTTATCTGTGAGTATTTTTCCGCATTACCAAAATTAAAAAACTCTGTGGATATTTCACCACTTTGAGCTCTAACTTGTTTTTTTAATAAAAATTTAGTTGGAGCTCCACTATCAGTTTCAAATATAGTTGTCTCTATTTGATTAGATAAGTCTGAAGATTTAAAATTACAATCTTCTGAGGTACGAAATGTAGTTCCATTAGATGCTGCTTGTATTAACGCTCCAGCTTTTATATTAAGTGCATATCTGTAATCTGCGTTATCATTTAACGCAGGAACTGTTTGAAATACATTTAAAGTGACTGCGGCTGCAGAAGTTGTTTTTGGTTTATATCCAAAGGACTGAGCTATATTATAAACATTTTGTTTTTCTTCGGCGTAAGCTAATAAAGATTCTTTGAATTGTGAATCTATATAATAAGAAAGAACATCACCTACATAAGCTGCCATTTCAATAAACATCATACCAGGAGAAGCTTCATTAAAATCATTATATGTATTTGGAAAATATTGTTTAGCAAATTCAACTAAATTAGCTCTAAAATCATTAAAGTCTTTATTGAGATAATTTACTGTCTTTACTACATTCTTTTTTACAGTTGTACGAGCCATTTTAATTCCTATGTTCAACCATTAACTGAACCAACGTCTATTGTTAATGATTGAGTTGATGATGAATCTAAACTAGTGGAAAATGATATACTCACAAATATCGTATTCTTACTAGTCTCATCAGTTAATGTGTCAATTTTTTGTAGATTTATATGAGGTAACCACGTCAACACAGCTCTTGTAATTTCGGCTTCTATCTTACCTGGTAGCTGTTGGGTATCCGGTTCAAAACAAATAGCCCTTAACCTACTACCAAACTCAGGTTGACCTAACCTTTCACCTGGAAAAGTTAACAATAGATTCTTTAAGTTGTGCACAGCCTGTTGTGTTGAAGTCTTGGTTAATGCAAAATCATTATTACTATCTGCTCTTAACGGAAAAGATAATCCAACATATTTTCTTGGATCTAAATCAATTTCTTTTGCACTTTCAGGCATCTAACCTACTCCTTTTTTCTTATCTAACGCTTTCATTAAACCACTATAGTCTCTTGTTAATGCATCTACTACACCCTTTGGAACTTGGTCAACTGATTTACCAGCTTTCTGTATCGTATCTACAGCAACCATGTCTCTCTTCATATCAGCTGATTTACCATATCCTAACATTTCAGACATTCTTGAACTATCAAAAGTTCCACCACCTAAAGTTGGATATTCATCTGATTGAGATTGTTTTTTACTAAGTCCAATTGTTTCATTTAAAACATCGTTTAAACTTTTATTCTTAGTGTATTTAATATCTTCTTTAGGTTCTAAAATTTCTGGAATGATATCAGCTAACTGAGGTGAAGCTTCTTCTTTTATAAATATCTTTTTAACTTCTTTTTGTACTTCTTTACGAACTACTTCTGTTATTACTTTCATAAATTGTTTCTTATTCATGATAACTCCTATACTGTTTTTACTTTGTCACTTAAAAAATTTTTAGTTGCAAATTTTGTTTTCAATTCTACTTTTAGAGTTTCCATAGCTAGTTTAAATGGAGCTATTGATGGAGCTCCACCAGCTGGTGCTGTAGGGGGAATTAGTGCGATTCCAGTTTCAAACCCTAGACTTACCCTTGATACTATAGTATTAGTTAAATCCTCTAATAAACTTTTTAAATCATCACCCCTAACCAATGGTTGTAAATCAAGATCAGCAGTACTACCTAATTTTATATCAGGTTTCCCATCAGCTGATATTATATTAAAAACTGGAGTGGTTATGTTTATATCATTTACCGCTCTAAATTTTATATTACTTCTACCACTAATAAATATCCCATCTGATTTTATTAGTATTTTTTTACCTTCAATTACATCACCATCAAATTTCTCTCTATCAGAATCACCATCGTATGGTAGTCCATTTTGTAGTAAATAAATAGATGATCCATCACCCTCTATGTTTTCTTTTACTGGTAACGCCGGGGTTTCAGGTGTATTGGATTGACCAACTCGTATTTTAATATTTGGTGAATTATTTGTATTGTCACATCCAAGCTTAATTGAATTTCCAAACCTACCTTCATATACAATATCACCTTCATTTACTTCAACTCGTCTAATATCTTTTCTCTCAAAAGTTTTACCATATTTAGGATCTTCATCATAATCAGCAGCTACACCAGGTATAGAATTTTCATTTGGTGAATTTTTCTTATTTATTATACTCGTGTAATAATGTTGACCTTGATATTCTACCACAACAACATGCTCACCTATTAATGGAATATTCGTTATGTGTGGCATCAATGGTTTTACAGTCTTACGTTTCCCTCGTATTTCTTGATTTTTATTATTTATAAAAAAACCTGTAACGGCACCATAATCTAGTGGACTAGGTTTTACAATTCCAACAACCTCGAAGGCCTCAGATTCATGATAATCAATTCTACTTGCGTTAATTAATTCCCTTACATATTTTTCTACTTTAGAAAAATTAGGAAACCCACCTGGTCTTTTAACTGCTACTTGTTTTTTCTTTTCATACCAAGCCATTAATTTACCTTAATATCTTTTTCAATTCTATTATGTATATTATCAGATTCTGTCTGTATGTCTTTTATGGTATCTTCTATACCACTAAGTAATTGTTGTTTTTCTTCATCGGATAACCCATACTCATCTTCAGCTCCAACCTTACCTTCAGCTGAAATAAGTCTTTGTACAATACCAGCCATCTTAACAAGTTGATCATCGTTCTTTACATTGATTTCAAGATACTCTTTTATCATGGGTACTATCTGTATTGCAGTATCTCCATCTTTAATAAATTGAACAAGTTCTTTTGTTAAAACATCTAATTGTTTGCGATTATATTCTGTGTTTTTGTAAATATCTTCAAAAAGCGATGATAGTGATTTACCTTTAAAAATTTCGTAATCTATGCTCATGATACACCTAAAATGTTTTGATTCATATATAAATATACAATAACCTAAAAATACTGATATATAAATATATATCGCACTTTATTACCTAATACACATATAATTATTGACTAGATTAGTTTTCTATCATATTAAGCACAAAAAAAGGGAACTGATTATGTTCCCTTTTATTTTGTAGTCGGTAGGAGAATCGAACTCCTGTTGCCAGGATGAAAACCTGGAGTCCTAACCACTAGACGAACCGACCATTGTGGAGGATCGGAGAGTCGAACTCCGAACTCTGCCGTGCAAGGGCAGTGTAATCCCATTTTACTAATCCCCCTAAATAACTATTAAAATATAGAACCTGTATTAGAAGTATCTATCTTTCCATTGGCATGAAACTCTGTCATCATATTACCATAGTAGTTCTTCATCTGATTTATTACTCTTGTGATGTGTTGAGTATTAGAACCTGTCATCTCACGAATCATAATGTAAAGAGCTTTCTTATTAAAGTTTTCTATATTAGCTCTTCTACGAAACAATTCCAATACTGAATCAGCAACAAGTATATCTTTTTGTCTACGAAAGATGTTGGTTATGTTGTTATCCCAATAGTCTAACATTTGAGTAACGAACTCCATATTAAACTCATCATTTTCACTTAAAGATGTTTCAGAATTTAAATTTCTCTTATAATCCAATACAGTTAGTTGGTCATGTATTTTCATCTTTTTATAATTATTATTATTGTGAAGAATTAACCAATTTTTACCAACAACTGAAAAGTATGAAAATGCTCTTCCTTTATCTGGTTGATATTTAGGCATCTGCATAACCAAGAAAGCAACAACCTCGTGCTTTACTTCTTCAATTGGATAATCAAAATAATAAAACTTAAAAGTGTGAATTAGATTTTCAGCTAACTTATCAAATGCAAACCTTATGTGTTCTTTATATATCTTATTTTGAATATGTGGTTTATCATTACTTGCATTATATCTAATGATTGCATTCTGAACAGGTGTACCAAAGTAAATCTTACTTTTCTTTTTTCTCTTCTTCTTCATCATAGATTTAGGCACTGATTTAACTGATCCTGATACTGTCGTTGTATTCATTATTCTTCTTCCCCTTTATAACTGTCTAGTTGTTTAACTGTGTCTTGTATTTGTTTGAAAATAACGCCTGTTTCATCATCCGACTCAAAACTTCCTTTAGCGTCAATTTCTTTTAATTCACGATTTATGGTTTCTATTGTTTGAGTAAAATCCTCTACCCACGTTTCAAGTAGTTCTGTCTTTTTTGTTAAGTTCCATATTACATAACATAAAGTTGTGAATAAAAGTCCTACACATACAAGACTTATTTGTAAATATATTACCATTATTTATCTCCAAATAATTCATCAAATAAGTCTTTAGATTTCTTATTTAATTGTTCAGAAGTTTCCTTCATGGTAACAGCCTTTTTAATGTTATCCACTCTACCTTGAACCTTAACATCTTCTTGTTCCTCACTACGCTTCCACTCATCATATTCTATATGAGTTGCCATCATATCAGCCTGATGTAAGATGTAAGCAATGTTAGACCTTAGTTGTCTTTCAGGTTGATACGCAATATAGTAAGCTTTATTTGCTTCTTCATACATACCATCAGTTAATCTAAGTCCAATATATTCATTCTCACTCATAGGAACTTTAAAATGACCTAATAAGAATATAGCCCTATCAGTTACCGTCATATGTTGCAACTCTTTGTTATGGGTGTATATAGCCCCTTGATTCTTACGATGCCACTCGGATTCATTAG